GCCGTGATGATAGTCACTCATCCGTTTAACTCCGTGGTTAATGGGTGCAACTATTATCCGTTGGGTAGTACATGAGACGCTATTTGACCTGGCTGGTCAGTGGATGAAACATCAGATAAAGAAAAGGCGGGCAATCTGCCCGCCTGTCCTGATTTGTACACACTCATTTTCCGACTGACAATTTACATAGCCAAAACGCTATCAAATCTGACAGCCTGTTTTGAGCGAAGAGGAACCTGAGATTGTGGTATGCTAATTTATGGGGAGCAGGTCAATTGTATTAGTTATCTTTTTGCCTTTCTTTATCCCATTTCTTTACAGTGGTCTGATACCACTCTTCACGTGCTCGTTATTCCTCTGCTCTGTCACTTGAATTTTAGTTGTCTGTTTTAATTTTTTTGCTTCCCTGGGAAATCGGCCTCCAGTCTTCTCTAATATTTTTCATCTGCTCAGCTATCTGTGTCATTGGACTCCTTGCACCTAAGTAGCTAACCCCCTCGAAAGAAGCCATATCATAAGAATACTCATTCCGCTCTCTTTCAGTTGAGCCCGGCTGTTTAGACCAGCTAATACTAACAGAATAAACTTGATCTTTAATCTGGTCATACTTACAAAGACTGCTGTTGAGGGAATGGCCGTTTTTCAATACGCTAACCTTGCTAAATGGTATACCTTTATTTTTTCTATGTTCTGCATTAACCAGTGGGGGATTAAATCCGACTTCAATATCATAGGCTGGGGCATTTCCGGTATTAGCAATATTGATATCAAAATAAAAAGCAGCCCAAGAATTTGGTTCAAGAGTCACAACGACATGAGGTTGAACTGATGCGTCAACCATCCTTTTTGTCTCGTCTGCTAATAGCCTTGTTACTCTCCACAAGAAAAATGTAGCAACTGCTGTTAGCAATGCTGCCAAAGCGGAGATAAGTGTACTTACTGTGTTTATATGCTCTGCGATAAATTCGATCATGAGTTGTCCTTGGGGGCGTACTAATTGTTTTCAATACTAAAATAGCGCCGGGCTTGAAAAATTGCACACTTATGGTTCGATTTACCTCAACAGTTAAGGCTTCAACTTCCCCCATGCACCTCACCCAGCCCAAGACTGTATGAGGTCTGACAAAGAACTTCCTGACACTTGAAAACGAGGCAACGGCTAGGGTTTCTCGTAGGGCAAGGATTGAATACGAAGCCTGTATATTGCTCCGCGAACGCTGCTGAGGGCAGTTTAAATGTTGGGCGTTTATGTAGCCTTTCACTCACCAGTATGAGTTCAATGTCTGTGAGTTACCGACAACAATATAAAGGGGGTGGCATCATCATATATCCAAGCTAGAGTCAAATCCTCTAACTGGTTTTATGATCAGTGTCAATTGTTTGATTATTGAACGTTTACGAAGCAGCACGGGAGCCATATAACTAATGGGCAGGTATAAGCCTGTATCACGAGGAATCAGTAAAATGGCTGATGATAAGACCAAAATCGGTACCCCTGACAATGATTTAATAAGTATCAAACAGGATTACGAGAAACGTGATTGGGCTGAAAAGTTTGGAGTTAGCGAGGCCAAACTTGTTCAAGCCGTACAGGCTGTAGGTCATTCGGCTAAGAAAGTACAGGCATGGCTTAAAGACCATTAATATATGAGCGCCTTTCTAGGCGCTTTTTTCTTTGTCCTTTGGGGGATGATTTATGGCTAATAATTTATTTATTACTTACGACCTCATTAAAACGAAAGATTATGCGGCTGTGTATGATGCAATTAAATCTTTAGGAAATTGGGCTTTAACAACTGAATCGAACTGGTATGTTAACTGTAGTTACTCTGCCGAGGATGCAGCCAAAATTGTGAGGGCGGTCATGGATAGTGATGATAAGCTTATTGTTGTAGACGCAACCAATAACTCAGCTTATTGGTACAATCTCTCAGATGAAGTTAGTAACCAAATTCTGACTGAGTGGAACAAGTAATTAAAGGGGGTGGGTAGCCCCCTTTAATTCAGAAACTATCATGATTGAAACATTAAATATACTGGGTTAATTCTTTCATCCTTGCTCCCTTGCTATATGTCCTGAAAGCGTCCTTTTTAGCCTTCTGCTCAGTATGTCCGGTAATGGCACAGAGCGGACTGCCAGATTAGGCTTTACTCTGTGCCATAGATATGTAATCTCACACCAGAGCTTATACAACTTATTGCGGCATTTCCGGCCATTCAGGATTTGCAGGATCCACACGACTGACCAAAACGCTGTAGCGTTCCCAAGCCTCCAGCCGTGTGCGCTCCTCCTCTGTTGCCATGTTCAGCCTGACAGCGCGCTCCAGCGGCAAAATCACGGATTCAGCATCTGCAAGAAGTCTGGCTTTCCGATTTTCTGCCTGCTTCTGCAATTCCTCTGCCGTATAAATGCGTTTAATCACTTTGCCGTCCTTAAACATCCAGCCCCCTGAAATGTCCGCCCGTCGATTAGCAGTAATATCCGCCACTTCAACCACACTTAATCCATCCGGTCTGATAGCTGTCACATCCTTTTCCACATAGCGGATGATATTATCTTTGTCGTACGCTATTTTTATCGTGTCATCAGCAAAATACTTTTGTTCTTCGTACCAGTTCTTACCATCTTCTGTAAAAAACCAGACGACATCAAAGTCCTTTGTCAATTGATATTGTTCAACTGTTTTTGGATTACCCACCGTTATATTTATCAAATGCTGCATAAATTATACCTGCGCCACGTTGTACCATGTCTCGTTAATGTATTTCTGAACCGGTCTGTAATATACGCCACCAATGTTATCGGCAGACTTTGAGCCGGTATCCTGAACAATAATGCCGGTATATACACACCCGGACGGTGCCTGATGTGTCCATGTCATGCCATTGTTCGCAGGTTTGTATGTGGCGGCACCACCAAGCCGGATATCCCGGACATAGCGGGAGTCAAAATTGCTGAAATTTGATGGTATCACCTGCCCGGTAACCCGTAGTGCATCAGACTTAAGCGTCATCAGGTCTTTTGTTGTGCGGCCAGACCTGATGCGCCATTTAAAATATTCATTGCCATTATCACCAGTTTCAAACCACATGTATGAGTCAGAATCAGCATCTGAATCATTTTTAAATCCAATTTTCGCCCAGTCAGTGTTTCTTTCCCAAATCAGGAAGGCATCATTGATAAATTTTATGCTGCCTGACATGCTTCCGCCTGATAATGCCAGAGCAAGAATATCCGCAGGTGTTGGCTTTCGTGATGTTGTATAAAACTCAGACCAGTCAGCCTCAAATCCATACCCATCACGTGCCGACCTGTAAAAAATCCCCCTGTTTTTATAATCCACAAGAAACTGCATTGCCGGACAACTTCCCTCACCCGTGTAAAAATGCAGCACCATTTTTGATGCTCCGCCATCCCGTGCACAATAAGCACCACTGTCCCAGTTCCATCCTACCGCTTTATTATTTGCAACCGTATTTCCTGTTTTCCCTAATGCAAAAGCCGGTTGCTTATTTTTCGTATTGTAGTCGCGTCGCCAGCCCGGCGCATAATCAGCTCCATGATTGATATACGTGAATTGCGCGCTGGTTGTACCGCCACCGCTTGATGTTGTCGGCGTGGTCACTCGGATAGTGATTGCAGATTTTGTTCCCATGACCTCGACGACACAACCAGCCAGGTTGATATCACCACATCCGGTATCCGTAATGATTTTGTTATTTGCATATGACAAGGAGCCTTTGCACATCCAGTACGGATGATTAAATGCACCACGGGAATCCAGCCATTCAATAAACTGAGCGGTTGTCCAGTTTCCGGCTTCAGTGCTCAAAGCGCCGCTATAAGCACGACAGGCACCGATATTTTTCGTGAAGGTATCCTTTCCCGGAATATCCGCACCGTTCTGATCTTTCTGAAGACGTTTTTCAGCATTGTCATAGGCAGACTTCACCGCTTTTGATGTTGCAGCCAGCGTTTCAGAATCGCTGTTGGTGGCGCTACTGAGCTGGACAAGCCCTTTTCGCGCTGTGGTGGCATCCTGTGCAGTGTATTTCCCGTTAGCAAGGTCATACGCTGTCTTAACCGCCTTTGGCGTTGCCGCAAGCGTTTCAGAATCGCTGTTGGTGGCGCTACTGAGCTGGACAAGCCCTTTTCGCGCTGTGGTGGCATCCTGTGCAGTGTATTTCCCGTTAGCAAGGTCATACGCTGTCTTAACCGCCTTTGGCGTTGCCGCAAGCGTTTCAGAATCGCTGTTGGTGGCGCTACTGAGCTGGACAAGCCCTTTTCGCGCTGTGGTGGCGTCCTGTGCAGTGTATTTCCCGTTAGCAAGGTCATAGGCGGCCTTTACCGCTTTCGGCGTTGCGGCGAGCGTTTCAGACGTACTGTTGGTCGCACTGCTTAACTGAGTAAAACCTTTTGCGGTCAGCGAGGCGTCCGGGTGACGTCGTGACTGTTCGTGCTCTGCAATTTTGTCATCAACGTAATCCTGCGTCGCCATCACCGTTGTGGTGTCAATGGTCAGCTCCACTGAGGCCACACTGCTGACGATGATGACCATGCGGCAGGTCTGCGAACGCCCTGAGCCTTCGGCAAGAGCTGGCTTATAACTTTCGGCCATGTTCGCCACGGCAATTAACGTTCCCGCATCATCGTACAGGCCAAGCTCACGCATCCAGAAACCGCCCACCTCCGGCGGAATAACCAGCTCTGCGATAATATAATTACTGTTTCGTTTGTCCTGACTGATTTTGTTCAGCGCATGTCGCCAGACTTCGTGGATAAGCCCGGTCTGTCCGGCATCCGGGACAGGCAATTTGCCACCGCCATCCCCGACGGCCATCGTGGTAATGTTGACCTTCCGCCCTCCCGGTGCGGTTGCCGCTGCCAGCTTTGCTGCACCGGCAGTGGTGATAACGGTTTTGAATTTTGTGCTCATTATTCCTCACTTATCCGGGGTAAACCGTAATTACATCGCCGTCGTAAGCCACACCACCGGCGAACAGGTAGCCGGGAATGTCCCGGGTAATGTTCAGGCCAATAAGGTGGCGGCTTGCAGGTTTGGCATCAGCAATCAGCCGTTCCATTTCCTGATACATTGCCTCTGTGATGCCACTTTCCAGTACACCAATATCGAGCCGGAAGGTGCCGGGCGGGTCACTGTTTTCCCACCACTCCGTCACGTTGATGAGATAGCCGAGCGGCTCCACCACACGCCGGATTGCGCCGATAGTGCCTTTATGACAGTGGATGAAATAGGCATCGCGGATAACGGCGCGTTTTGTCGCTTCCGGCCACTTTTCATCCCACCTGTCGACCGAAAACGCCCACGCCAGCCACGGCAGCAGATTTGCCGGACAGGTATCCGGGTTCCACAGCTCACGAATACTGACCGGCGTTTTTTCAATTTCCGCACAGGCTTTTGCGGCGGCAACTTCAAGCGGTGATGAGCCGGTCGGCAGCAGTCGCGAATCACTCATCCGAGCCTCCGGTCACGACGCGGCATTCGGTGCAGAAAGACGCCTGCGTACTGTTGAGCACGATGTCGGCCAGTGGTGCGGCCAGCTCGACACGCTGCACGCCTTCCACATGCAAAGCGGCATAAATGGCAGACAGACGGATGTCGCGCCCCAGCCGGTGCTGTGCCGTGATGTACGCTTCCAGTTTTTTCACGGCGGCAGCGCGTATGGGTTCGCTTTCGGGACCAGGGTAAAGGTAAAGCGTGGCGTTTATCTGATATTCAACAATGGCGGCAGACTGCACGGTCACGCGGTCGGCCACCGGTCTGACGTCCTCGCCATTAAGGGCGTTACGCACCACGGCCAGCAGGTCTTCGGATGCGACACCGTTATTTTCACGTGACAGCACGGAGATGGTGACGCAGGCAGGAGACGGACTGGTGACAGAAATATCGGCGACACGCCCGTCGGCACTGCGTCCATGATACTGATAGGCTCCCACTGACCCGGCGACGCTTAAGCCCTCAAAAGCCTGCTGAATACGCAGACGATAATCGGTGTCAGATTCCATCACTGCCGGTGTCGGCGGGATAGTCGAATCATCTGCCGGGGTGATAATCAGGCGCGTGGTGTTGTAATTGGCACCAATTACATCAAGGTCATTACCGGCAGCACAGGCCAGCATCACCGCCCGTGCGGCCTCATTCACACGCTGACGCCAGATAAGCTCACGATAAGCATTTTCCTCCAGCAGTTTGACGAGAGGCTCAGATTCCAGCGTCAGGGTACGGGCGACCGCCTCCTGCTGGTCTTCCGGGTAAAGGGAAATCAGTGTCGCCTTGCGTTCAGCGAGAATGGTTTCAAAGTCCAGCTCCTCGACCACATCCGGTGCGGGTAGCTGGTTCAGGTCGATAATCGGCATGGTTTCAACTCACAGGGATGGTTAACGAAAGTGGCTGGCCGGTGTCGTTGTGCTGGCCGGTTAACGTGACCGTCATTCGCCCGTCAAAACTGCGCGCCGTAGTGACGGATGACAGGGTGACGCGGGGTTCCCATTTCAGCACCGCCATGTAACAGGCGACCTTAATCTGCAACTCAAGCGCCGGGGTCTGCGGCTGGTCAATCATTGATGCCAGCAACGAGCCGTAATCACGACGCATCACCCGTGAGCCGACCGGTGTGCGCAGGATATCGCCGATACTCTGGCTGATATGCTCAAGGTCAGTGACAGTCAGGCCATCACTGCGATTCATTCCGAGATAACGCGCTGTCATAAAGGACTCCCGGTTGTGCCGCCGCTGTCGCCGGGGTGTTTATGGGTATGCAGTACCTTACCGTTTGATGAGAGTTCACCGCCGGTGTGTTCAATGTTGCCGCGCATCGTCCCGCCCTTCTGCACTTCCAGCGTGCCGGTAGTCAGTTTGTTGGTGCAGACCACTTCCGGTGTGTCCAGGGTGATGCGGGTTGATGCTTTCACCATAACCACCGGCACCGTGGCAGTAACAGAATCAGAAGCCATCACGCTGGCCGTTTTAACTCCGCTTACCGTGAGCGCACTGGTTTCAGGTTCATACTCAATCACCGCCCCGTCAGGGAAACGGATATGCAGGGCATCCGCCGACGCAGACGGCGCGGGGTTATCGCCGGAATAAATCCCCGGCAGAACGAACGCCGTGTCGAGTTCACCGCCCACGGCCAGAATCAGCACCTGTTCCCCCACGGAAGGTGCCCACCATGTGCGCGAACGTCCGGCGCGATGGGTCAGCCACTGAAGCCAGTCGGTGCACATGCCGCCGGTCTGCACACGGCAGCGACCGGCGTTAAGGTCGGTTTCGACGACAAGGCCAGTGCGGATCATGTTGCGCAGTGCGCGCGCGAGTTCCTGAATATTTGCGAGAGTGTTCATAACGGGAAGGATGCCGCCGGGTCATACCGGCGGCAATGTGACGATGAGGTGTCGGGGATGGCACAACTAACGGTCGAGGTGCGCCAGAATAATCTCTTCAATCATCTGCACATCCTCACCGGTAAAGCCGAGCAGAGGACGCGCCGGATAATCAATTTTCTTACCGTCTTTCCGGGTTTCTTCCGACAGACCGAACTGATGCACGCTGGCGATTTTCGGTGACTTCCCGCCGTAAAACTCCATTGATGCCTGTTCCGGGCTGGCGCGGATATGCAAAAAACGACTGGTGATAAGTTTCGCAAACATTTTTCGCTTAACACGACCAGTCTTTTTTCTGGCGCTCTGCTGCTGGCGTGGCGCGTAGGGTGTGCCGTCCGGGGCTTTCTGAGCCATCACCCGACGCTGCTGACTCTGCCGCAGACGTTTCGCCAGTTCGGCGCTCAGTCGCCGACGCCCTGACGGTGACAGCGATTCAATCAGTCCGGTCAGCCGGTCTTCAAAACGCTTAAACTCATTCATCCCACTTGCTCACCAGTTCGCCATTGATATAAAGCTCCACCGGGCGGGTGACCGGCTCCGGCGGCGTGGGTTCCGGGATATTCTTCACATGCAGTGCGCCGTCCACCTCACTGACCAGCGTGCGCTCGGTCAGCATCAGGCTGATGCTGATATCAAAGCTGCTGTCATTGTTGATGTCTGCATAAAACGTGAAGCCCTTTTTCTGGCCTTCGTCAGTGATCATGATGTCGGGCTGATTTTCCCGCAGCCACGCCAGCACCGGCACGATGAGCAGGTCAAAATCACCGGTAAAGTCGGTCACAATCACATTGAGCGTGTAACGCTTTTCGAATGACAGCGACGTCGCCAGTGTGGAGGCAATACTCCCGTTATCCACGAATATCCGCAGCATCTCGGGGCTGGTTTTCAGCACCGTGACGGCATCAGTCAGTGCCCTGCGCAGGCTGTCGGGTTTGAGCATCGTTTTCGTCCTGACAGTGTTTAATCATTTTTACCTGGCTGGCACAACGTGCCAGCGCGTTCTCAAGCTGCCGGATATCGGCACTTAAATCGCCGTTCGTCTGCGGGTCACTGCCCGGCATCGGGCAAAGGCTCACTTTCGGGCAGGCGTTGGCGACAATCACTGGCGTCAGTGCAGGCCGGACGCTGGTGCAACCGGCGCACAGCATCAGGCAGGTCAGCGCCATACCAGCGGCGAAAATCCTCGTTTTCATTAAGTAACCTCGTGATGGTTTTCTCGCGCAGTGCTTCACGCTTCGCGGCGTTCTCCAGTTCCTGACGCAGTGCCACCTGCGCCAGCTCGTTTTTGTCTGCCCTGGTGAGGGCAACATGAAGCTGATTTTTCAGCATGGTGATGGTCGTCTGCTGCCCGCTGGCGACGCTGTTCGCCCTGTCCAGTGAGGTGCGCAGGCTGGCATTTTCATGCTTCACCAGAAACAGCCCCGCCACCGCCAGTGATAACAACACAACCAGCACAGTCATCAGCTTTGACATGGTTCCCGCCCCTCAAAACGCTGACGGCAGGCCGTACGTATCAGCCGGAAGAACAGCGACGCCACGAGGTAAATCAGCGCAGTAAAAATCCACCCGGCAGCGACCAGCGAGATAAATGTCGCCACCATCACCACCAGAGCCGCTGCCCGCCTGCGCCACGGCACCGGCTGCAAAAACAGCGACGTGACAATCTTCACGGCCAGCGATTCCGGCGGCAGCTCCCGCCCGTAGCGTTCCAGCACATACTCCGTGGCATACACGCCGACACCACCGGCAACCACACAGATAACCGTCGCCAGAATCGCCCAGGCAGCGACAAAACTGACGACCACGCTCTGCGGGTAAATCAGGGACAGTGCCAGCATCAGCGCCAGCGACACGTGCAGCATCAGTGAAAGGGATAATTTCTTCATGGTGTTTACTCCGTTTAAGCCGGTACGCCGCCAGCGGTACGCCAGACGGTGACCAGTTTTTCCAGTGAATGCTCACGCTGACCGTAACCGGCACCCGGCAGGGACGCCCAGATATTGCGACAGCGTGAAATGGCGCGCTCAATGCGTCCCGCCCGGATGTCATCCAGTGCTCCGCGTTCGCGGATCAACTGAATGGCGAGTCTGTCCTGTGACAACGGACTAAAATCCGGCAGGGCAAGCTGTTTGCGGTAATGCGGCCAGAACAGGTAAAGCTGCTGATAGCGACCGGAGGCCGTGGATTTTTCACCGCGACGGTTAAACACCTTCGCCGGTCGGCCATGTGCGAACGGGTGGTCACTGTAGTCGGTGAAGATTTCCGGCTTTCCGTCCAGTCCGGTGACTATCACGTCATAGCCCCGGTTTTTCGTCAGCGGATGATTCGCCGTCCCTTCGGACACGGCCAGCATGTCGAGAAAGGCCGCGATATTCTGATGCGTGTTAATTACCGGCATTACTGTTTCCCCCTGCCCTTAAAACGGCGCTGAATGGCAATCTCAATCACCTGATAACCGGCGATACCCAGCATGGAGCCGATACCGCACACCGCAGGCAGTGACAGGTCAGGAAACTGCACCAGAACAACACCGGCAACCATCGAGACAAAACCACCGAGCAACATGCGCCCGATAAACAGACGCGGGGTGATGGGTTCACCACCGGCAAGCACCTTGCCGACAACAATCAGCACCCCAATCATGAAAAGCGACAGGACGCTTTTTTCTTCTGCTGTCATGCGTTACTCCCACAGATTGACAGTTTCAGCCACGGGCGCGGTCTGAACGTCGGGCAGTTCGACGGCGGTGCCGTGCGGCAGCACCGCACCCAGTTCAGCCAGTCCCGGATTTGCGGCGAGCACGGTCTCAACCACGCCCTCAGTGCGCCCGTAATACCGGACACAGATGGCGTCGAGCGTGTCGCCCTGTAGCGCAAAGGTCTTCATCAGATTTGACTCACAATGCAGCGCGGCTTGTCCTGGATTCGCGCCACTGCCCAGCGCATATCCCGCCACAGCTCATCAATGGTGCTGTCAATGCTGTCGGCCTTCTTGTCGCCTTTGGCACTGGCATCCACGCCGCGATAACGCTCATAAAGCGATGCGGTCGCCATCGCACACACGGCGCGCTCGTAGTAAAAAACTTTGATGCTTTCACCGTCGATGTCGTCCGCCGGGACTTCCGCCAGACGCGTAAAACCGGCGGCAATTTTCTGTTCGCGGTACTCGTACAGCTCCGCATTCGTTTCAGCCATGCCTGACTTGATGGCCTCACGCAGACGGGCGGGGGCGACGGTCTGCTCAAGGCGCATACGTTCCCGGACGCGCTTCGGGTCGATATCGGGAAAAAAGAACGTGTTTTTAATCACCGGCTCGTCGCCTGCCGGTTGCGGGATGACCACCGTACCCTCACCGGACACGGGAGCCTCCTTTCGCGGAATAATCAGCGTCATCATGACTACCTCTGAAAAGTCGGGCGGTGGACGCCGGTGCAGTGTCAGGTGATTCACCCTCACTGACCGGCGTGCCGCCCTGGCGCGGGGCGCATTCGGTTGTTAACTGGCTTTCTTTTTCGGGCGTCCACGTTTTGCCGGTGTCACGCTCCGGGTCTTACGCGGGGCGCGGGTGGCCGCTTTGGGCTGCGGCTCCGGCTTCGGTTTCAGCTCCCGCTCCAGTCGTTCAATCTCTTTTTTGACGCCTGCCTGACAGTCGAGCTGTGTCGCACGTTGCAGGTGCGCCAGCGCACCGGCGGCATCACCATCGTCACGCAGAAACAGACCGGTGATTTTGTGCAGCTTTGCGCGCACTTCATCAGGCATGTCAGCCGTGGCGGTCAGTTCGAGGGTCTCCGTCAGCAGGCGGGTATCCACAGACTCACCGGCAGCGTGAGCGCGCATGGCCGCAAGCGCTACCTCCTCGGTGAACATGTACGGCGGGGTACGGCGGTGTTTACCCGGCATGGTCAGACCGTACTTCAGGGCATAACGGGCAATCTCCAGCGCACCGGCAATATCTCCGGTATCCAGACGCCACAGCATGACCGTCATCAGAATGTCATCCTGTGCGCCTTTGCCCTGCTCCAGCACGCCGTTCACCCACGGCAACCAGAACGGCAGCAGTTCGCGTTTTTTCGCGGCCTTCAGCTCTTTTGAATAAATCGCTTTCAGTGTGCGCTGGTCTGCGGCCAGCTTGACCAGCATCTGCTCATAGACAGTTGCATGTCGCAGCGGGGCGGCTTCCCGCTGCGCGGTCATCGCTGCCGAGACCCGCATCATGTGGCGCTGTGCGGGACTCGTCATCGGTTACGCTCCCGGCTCTGCGGTCGCCTTAGCCGGTGTGGAGAAGTCACCGACCTTGATTTTTTCCACCAGACAACCGGCGGCGTAGTCTTCCACCACGTAATCAATGTTCATTGACTCGTAGTTCTCCACGCGGTCGAGTTTCGGGTTTTCCTCAATCACGCGGCGATGGCTGTCATCCATGTAGTAGATGGACAGGTTTTCCAGCTTCGTGATGAGCATCGCATCCGCCGGGAAGTACGGGACGCGTACCGCTGGCAGGTTACCGATGCGTTTCTGGCTGATGATGACGTCAGCGGCCAGCATTTCGCTGTTGTCCTGCTCCTTGTTAACGATGGGGAAATACTTGTCCGCCAGTAACTGACGTCCCACTATCACCACAAGGTCAGGGTCTTCCTGATACCACGGCTCAATCAGGTTGTTGGTCGCATCCATCACCAGTGCGTCAAGGCTGGCATAATCACCGCCCTTACCCACGCGGATAACCTCAGAGGTGGTGTGCCCTTCCTCGTCAGTGACCTTGCTAATCACGCGCGCCGGTGCTTCATTGCGGTATTTCTGCAGCCAGCCGACCGCCACATCCTGTAGCATCGGATTACTGCTGCGGTCAGAGGTTTCGGCACGCCTCACGCCGTTAAAACCGGCCATGATGAAATCAAGGGACTGGCGTTTGATAATGGCGTTACGGACACGGAGCTGGAAATCCTGATAACGCGCCCACAGGTCCAGCGTTTTGTAGCGGATATAAAAATCGAAGTTAATCTGGTCGCATTCGTACTTGTTTGACGCCAGCTTCGAGAAGTCCTTCGGCTGACGCTCGGTGCCACCGGCGGTGTCGGTGGTGCTGGCGATGGAGCCGGTGACACCAATACCAATTTTTTCCCCTTTCATTTCGCTGACCGGCACAATGTTGATGCGGGTCAGAAAATCAGAGGACTCCTGCATGGTGTTCATCAGGGTCTGGGTGACCGACGGTTCAACGGTGAATTTTTTCGACACATCACCGGCGTCGATGCCGTTCAGTTCGGCAACACGGGACAGGTAGGCATTAAATTTAAAGCGGGTTTCCTGGCGCATAGTTTTTCCTGAAATTAAGGGTTAATCGTGAAGGTTTTCCCGGACTGACTGACGCCGGTTAGCAGTTCGTCATCAGGGCGTCACCGCCACCGCCGGTGGCTTTACTGCGGCGCTGCTGGGTCAGACTTTCGGTGTGGTCGAGACTGTTTTTCAGGCGGGTGAATGCCTGACTGGTTTCATCCGCCCTGTCAGTCACCTCCTGCTTAAGTGCGGAAAAGGCGGTTTCCATCTCAGCAAGGCGCTGCTCAGTGGCGCTCAGTTTTTCCTGCACATGCTCAGCGACAGCGGTCACCGCTTCATGCACGTCATTCAGACGGGCGTCATCGCTGGCCTGTTTGCGGCCAAAAATGGATTTCACCTTTTCGGTCAGGGCTGTGAACACGGTTTCAGGCAGGTCTTCAAATTCCAGCTCAACAGGCGTTGCCACTGAAATCAGGTTTTCAGGGCTTAATTTGAAGCGGTTCAGAGGGTTGTGTTTTGCCGTGCGGCAGAATTCCAGGTATTCCGTGCCGAGGCTTGCCGGGTCATCGGTGACGGCCAGACCCACCAGATAACATTTGCCGGTATTGGCAAAGTTCGGCTGAATTTCCATTGAGGTATAGACCTTCTGCGCGGCCTTGTTCATCGCGATAAGGTCATCGGTCGGGGTGATTTTCGCAAACAGCGCCCATTTGCCTTTCAGCGCCGAATCATCGTCAATCTTTTCGGCCTTCAGTTCGACCACATCGCCATAACGCTTAAAAATACCGTCAGGCAGGATGCCGCGCAGATGTTCCAGGTTAATGCGGCAACCATAGACACGCGGGTCAAAGGTTTCGGCCATTTCCTGAATATCCTGCGCACTGATGACACGCCCGTCACAGGTGTCACCCTCAACGCCGATACGAAAGAATTTTGAGACTTTTTTTGCCATTGTCAGGAGTCCTGAATAGTGATTAGAGGAGTCACATGTCGGCATCAGTTTCCCGACGATGCGCATCCTCCGCCATCAGTCCCGGATGGCTTATCACTGACACAACAGCACCTTAGCGAATCGCGGGGCGCGACTCAGTAGCCTTGCCGTGTATTCATCACGGCGAGGTATTCATGACCATCACCACAGACACCACTCTTTTACACGACCCGCGTCGTCAGGCGGCGCTGCTGTACTGGCAGGGGTTTTCCGTGCCGCAGATTGCCGCCATGTTGCAGATGAAACGCCCGACGGTGCAGAGCTGGAAACAGCGCGACGGCTGGGACAGCGTTGCCCCCATCAGCCGTGTCGAAATGAGTCTGGAAGCGCGACTGACCCAGCTCATCATCAAACCGCAGAAAACCGGCGGTGACTTCAAGGAAATTGACCTGCTGGGACGCCAGATTGAACGACTGGCACGGGTAAACCGCTACAGTCAGACCGGCAACGAGGCAGACCTTAATCCGAACGTCGCTAACCGCAACAAAGGCGGGCGTCGCAAACCGAAAAAGAATTTTTTCAGTGACGAGGCCATCGAAAAGCTGGAGCAGATTTTCTTTGAGCAGTCTTTCGACTATCAGTTGCACTGGTATCGCGCCGGGCTTGAGCACCGCATCCGCGATATCCTGAAATCCCGCCAGATTGGCGCGACGTTTTATTTTTCCCGCGAGGCGCTGCTGCGCGCCCTGAAAACCGGTCATAACCAGATTTTTCTGTCGGCCAGTAAAACGCAGGCGTATGTGTTCCGCGAATACATCATCGCCTTTGCCCGTCTGGTTGACGTTGACCTGACCGGTGACCCGATTGTCCTGGGCAATAACGGCGCAAAACTGATTTTTCTCGGCACCAACTCCAACACCGCACAGAGCCATAACGGCGACCTGTACGTCGACGAGATTTTCTGGATCCCGAATTTTCAGGTACTGCGTAAGGTGGCATCAGGTATGGCCTCACAGAGTCACCTGCGTTCGACCTATTTCTCCACCCCGTCCACGCTGGCGCACGACGCCTACCCGTTCTGGTCAGGTGAACTGTTCAACCGGGGACGCGCCAGCGCCGCCGAACGCGTGGAAATCGACGTCAGTCATAACGCCCTTGCCGGTGGGCTTCTCTGTGCGGACGGCCAGTGGCGGCAGATTGTCACCATTGAGGACGCCCTGAAAGGTGGCTGCACGCTGTTCGACATTGAGCAGCTCAAACGTGAAAACAGCGCCGACGATTTTAAAAACCTGTTCATGTGTGAATTTGTTGACGACAAGGCGTCGGTGTTCCCGTTCGAGGAGCTGCAACGCTGCATGGTCGACACGCTGGAAGAATGGGAAGACTATGCGCCGTTTGCCGCGAATCCGTTCGGCTCCCGCCCGGTATGGATTGGTTACGACCCGTCACACCGTGGCGACAGCGCCGGATGCGTGGTGCTGGCACCGCCGGTGGTGGCCGGTGGCAAATTCAGAATACTTGAGCGTCACCAGTGGAAAGGCATGGACTTTGCCACTCAGGCGGAATCCATCCGCAAACTCACCGAAAAATACAACGTCGAATACATCGGTATTGATGCCACCGGCCTCGGTGTCGGCGTGTTCCAGCTCGTGCGCTCGTTCTATCCCGCCGCGCGCGATATCCGCTACACGCCGGAAATGAAAACCGCAATGGTGCTCAAGGCAAAAGACGTTATCCGCCGTGGCTGTCTGGAATATGACGTCAGCGCCACCGACATCACCAGCTCGTTTATGGCTATCCGCAAGACCATGACCAGCAGCGGACGCAGCGCCACCTATGAGGCCAGCCGCAGCGAGGAAGCCAGCCACGCCGACCTCGCCTGGGCAACCATGCACGCCCTGTTAAATGAGCCACTCACCGCCGGTATCAGCACTCCGCTGACATCCACCATTCTGGAGTTTTACTGATGAGCAAGAAAAAAGGGAAAACACCGCAACCTGAGGCAAAAAAAATGACCGCCAGCGCCCCGAAAATGGAGGCTTTCACCTTTGGTGAGCCGGTGCCGGTACTCGACCGCCGTGACATTCTGGATTACGTCGAGTGCATCAGTAACGGCAGATGGTATGAGCCGCCGGTCAGCTTTACCGGTCTGGCGAAAAGCCTGCGTGCTGCCGTGCATCACAGCTCACCGATTTACGTTAAACGCAATATTCTGGCCTCGACATTTATCCCGCATCCGTGGCTTTCGCAACAGGATTTCAGCCGCTTTGTGCTGGATTTTCTGGTGTTCGGTAATGCGTTTCTGGAAAAGCGTTACAGCACCACCGGTAAGGTCATCAGACTGGAAACCTCACCGGCAAAATATACCCGCCGTGGCGTGGAGGAGGATGTTTACTGGTGGGTGCCGTCCTTCAACGAGCCGACAGCCTTCACGCCCGGCTCCGTGTTTCACCTGCTGGAGCCGGATATCAATCAGGAGCTGTACGGCCTGCCGGAATATCTCAGCGCCCTTAATTCTGCCTGGCTGAATGAATCAGCCACACTGTTCCGCCGCAAGTATTACGAAAACGGCGCTCATGCCGGATACATCATGTACGTCACTGATGCCGTGCAGGATCGCAACGATATCGAAATGCTCCGCGAAAACATGGTGAAGTCGAAAGGCCGCAACAACTTTAAAAATCTGTTTCTCTATGCCCCACAGGGGAAAGCCGACGGCATCAAAATTATCCCGCTCAGTGAAGTGGCAACGAAGGACGATTTTTTTAACATCAAAAAAGCCAGCGCCGCTGACCTGCTGGACGCGCACCGCATCCCCTTTCAGTTGATGGGCGGCAAGCCGGAGAACGTCGGGTCGCTGGGTGATATTGAGAAAGTGGCAAAGGTCTTTGTCCGCAATGAGCTTATCCCGCTACAGGACAGGATCCGCGAGATAAACGGCTGGCTCGGTCAGGAGGTCATCCGCTTTAAAAACTACTCACTGGACACTGACAACGGCTGAACATCGCCGCCTGCGGGCGGCTTTTTTATACCCCGTCATCACGCCCTCACTCGCTCACCACCGCACAAAACACCCCGCAGACACACCAACCCCCAACGGGCAGACTAAGCGCCGTCACGACGCGCTGAGACGCTGGAAAATAAAATCAGCACCACCGCCAGCGCGCAGTGCTTTCCCCGCCTCGCCCGCCCGCTTTATGGGTCGGTTTTAATGCAGGTGCACGAATACACCGGAGGCGCGCCGGCACTGGTGGCGCTCAGACGCAACAGGGGAGGAAAACGCATGCAATTGAATGCATTTCTAGGCACACCTAAAAATGAAAAAATGTTATGACAATTAATCATTTTAAACACACTGATTAAGGGTAGAATTCTCCTAGTAAAATCATAGAAAAACCGCTATCAAACCAGGCTTTTGCCTTGCTTCATTTTTTTAGATGAGTCTAAAAATTTGAAATTATCATTAGATGAAAATATTCTTTCTGCGGTATGCCGAATGACTGAAGTATTGAAGACCGCAGCCTGCTCCTCATTACAACTGAATACACCCTCATGACCATCAAACTCGCCCGCCAAAAGAAGGTTTTTTGATACTGGGAACAAAACTAAAGTGTCTTTTACACCAAACCCGGGGGAATAAGGGCCTCGTGCTAATTCAGGATTAGTCCACATTAAGCAAACTGGGTTATCTGAAGTTATAAATGACCCTTGCCCATCAGATATGGTCATAAGTGACCAGTTGCGTTGATGCAACAACTTGGTGATAACAGGTACACATTTCATTTCCATATCTATCATGAACTCTCTGATTACATTGATTTCGAAATTATCCCCATCCACAAAATTTTTAATTTTTTCGTAAGCGAGATCATATGGCAAAGACTCACCCATTTCTTTCTCATAAGCTAATTTGCAATCGTCCCAACGCTCAGCCGAACTAACTGAGGATTTCATGATAAACTTTGCTATTTGTTTCAATGGAGATGATAAATGTTCTCGCTGAGCAGGCGTACGTATTGCCAATAAGGAAATAAACTCCAGAATAACATCTTTGGTTTCGCCTGAAAACTCGCCCCCCTCCTCAAGTTTTCTTAAATGAGTAGCGACACTGCCTTCAAACTCTGCAAGAGAACTCTCGAGATAGTTTGGGTCAACTCCATCCAATTCTAATCGGTTGAAATCTCTAACCCCCCCGACATTGCGAGTATTACTCTCAAAGGTTTTGCGCTCCTTTAAATCTATTACAGTTAATTTTGATTTTTTCCCCCCATTACTTGTAAACCCTTTCAAATAACATTGGGATAAAAAATGATGATGCCTTGCAACACTCATACTCAGCTCCGTTATGGCTATAATCGCATAAATAATAAGCACTTATATTGCAATCATCTAGTTAAATACACAATATTTATGACTCCGAAATTTCATTAAATCACTATTGATAGGTTTTACCAATTAGTGCCAGCTCGAAATGGATGCGTGGAATCTGCGAACGTTCAGCCTTTGTCATCCGCCCTGATGGCGCTATCTGGTACGGTTTTAATGGTTCGCAGTTTCTTTGTTGCCAATTCGGTCTCGGTGCACCATGTTTTAATGCACTCCTGAGCACCGTCACAACTTCCGGGTCATCCCATCCGATAACACCACTATCAACCAGATTTAACACCGCTGCGGCATGCTCAGACGGTGTAGGGTGCATAACCGGAACGT